ACGTGATACTAGTACTTATCAATGGAGCCAGACACATACTTTTCCGGAGAGTGTTGGGGGGACAAGACTTGGAATTAGTGTAGCTATATCACAAAATGGTGGGCGGATAGCTGCGGGTGAGCCGGAATATGGGAGCGGCATTGACAAGGATGGACGAGTGAGGGTATGGCAGGACAATGGAAGTGGTGTTTACTCGTACCTCTATAATATTGGAAATTCCGACCATGCTCAAAGTTTAAGAGGTACAGGTTCCGCGTTCGATACCAATGGATATTTTGGTACATACGTTGGTTTAAGTTCTGACGGTAATATTCTTGCGGTAGGTTCGAGGAATGCACAAGCACCGCACGGTCGAACTTTCGGAATAATAAGAAAATATATTTATAATTCTACTTATCAGTATGGGGCGCGGTGGGAGATTGGAGTTAATTATATACATGAATACGGAGATGATGGTTACCCAGGAGGATCGGGTGTATTTGGTGATGGCAGTAACATGACTTCCTTAGCGGGTGACGGTATACGATTAGCGATGGGAGATATAGTATATAACGCGAGCTGGATGTCGTCTCGAGTATATGTACGCGATGACATCCCAGTATCCGGGGTACCGACGATAAGTGCTTGGTCTATGTACCCTATTTTTACTCGTACTTATGGAACTTTCGGCATTAACGTCCGCGACGGTGGTAACGGGTGTATTGAATTTTGGTATAGAGATACTGTTGATGATGCTACTTCTACGTGGACGCGGACATCCGAATTTTATAACACGGAACAAATGTCAGATATACACGACAGCTCAATGACCAGTGTTTATGAGAATCAATATAGAACAAACATAAATTTTAGATACGATAGGTGTTATGGTCCGTTGTTTGGTAATTCTGTGTCTATAGACGGCGATACAGCGGTAGTGAGTGCACCTAGATCAAGTTTAGGATCTACTGGAGGTGGAAATTGGTTAAATTATATGCGTGGTGCGGTTTTTATTTATAGAAGAACCACACCTGGAGATAACACTTCAACCTGGACACAATTAACCCAAGCTGAATATTTACCATTGAACGCTACGTCAAATGCTGCTACGGCAAATACGCGATATTATCAAGATCGTCTTCACGCTGGCACGACTGTAACAACGAGTGGTTCTCCTTATAATGTTGCTCGAAATACTACGTCGACTACTAATAGTACCACCCTTGGAAATCAATTTGACCCGGACCAAAGAACCTTTCCTGTTTTAGGATATAAAAGTTCTTACGACGAATTCGGATTCAAAGCGTCGTTGAAACAGGCGTCACCTATGAATTTTGGTGCAAATTGTATTGTTAGAGGAGATTTTATATACGTGGTATGCCCAAATTGGGTTGATACCTCGGGTAGTTGGGAAGCTTCCTTTAGTGATGGTACATGGCCCGGTTATGTCGACGCCAGCGGTGGAAACGCGAGTAATAAATTTTCTACCGTGATTTTAATATATAAACGTATAACGTCGGGAGATTCTACGTCTGCATACCAATATCATGATGCACTTTGGCCACAAAAAGGTCAATCGGAATTTGATAGATTTGTAGAATGGTGGCACCCATTTACATGGGTAGGGGGGGGATATGGATCAAGTACTACTTTTCCAGTTTCGAATGGATATAGATATGACCATGGATACCATCAGCTAGATGTTAACCGAGAAAATAGTGTTATGTTTTTTTCACTTCCACATAATCAAGCCCAAAGGCAACAGTACCCTTCTCCTAGTGCCTCGGTCAGTTGGCCCGGTTCTTATATGGATAATGGATCTAGGTCCAAAGTTATGATATGGACCAGAGATCCATCCGATGATAATAATAAATTTTCCTTAGCGCGGTATCAAGGCACCTCAGCTGGTCCTATATTTGATGGGTTGGGGTTGGGTCCGAGTGTTTGGTCGAATCGAATTATGTATGGTTTTAGATACACAGACACCACCACCAATTTAAAAGGGCTCACGATTTTATTTGATACGTCAGATGCGACGGGTGTTATAGGAACTTTTATTGCAGACAGGATTAAAGTGATGAATCCTATAGGACAATACAAATACGTTTCGGCTGACAGTACACCGATGACGCTAAATAGTACATCGGTATTAAGTATTATTAGCGCTAATATAACACCTGCTATAAGACGAATAAGTGTATACGCTCAATTTGATGTAAAGTTTGCAAATAGCGGTGATAGTTTTGACTTTCAACTTTATAGGGATGATATCCCCTTAGGAAATAAGCTTAGATACGATGCTTATTACGAATCTGGTAGAGGTGAAACTCAATATATCTACTGGGTAGACACGGCGGTTCCGTTACATAACCCTATTTCATACCATTTGAAGGGATATGTATCCCAGGGTACAGCAACCATAGGTGAACACGGTATATCTATACATGTGCAAGAAATAGCTTAATAAATTTAAATATATATGATAAGAATGGACGAAGAATATTTAGAAGAATATTTACCGAATAAGACGTCTAAATTAACGATAATTCCAGAAATAAAGGATATGATGTACATCATATGTAAAAGTACACTAAAAATAGAATGTAAAATTTACATTGACACAGATACCGAATCGTCGTTATCCAACATACGAACGTTTCCATTTGAAAAATATGAATATATCAAATGTTCGGAAGATATCAACGTATCGGAACTAAAAGTTGTTATGGAAGATGATACTATGAAAGTTGTACCAGATTTGGAGGTACACATGAATATAGTTAGAAAAAAGCGTAACGAACTTTTGAACGAGAGTGATTACGTGACATCCACAGATTTTCCATTCGTGTCTAATGAACATAGAGACGAATGGTTAGCATACAGACAGAAGTTACGGGACATACCCACAACAATACAAGACGTAACAAACCCTTTGTGGCCAGAAAAGCCGACGCATATTAAAGGAGATATTACATTTATATCGGAAGATGTCGATCGTGAAAAATTAAAAACAACAAATTTACAAGAACGAATATTAGTCATGGAACAAGCGTACCACGCCTTATTAGAACGTGTTTCGGATTTGGAAAATCAAACGTAACATGTGAAGATATTCACATGGTACGGTTGTGATACTTACCTCTTAATCGCATCCATCGCAGCGAGTGCGATGACTCCCACGATGAAAAACATGACTACAAAATTACACTCTGTATTTTCATCGCTGACAGTCGGTTCAATTTTTTTATATTTTACCCGCTCTGGTTCCTTCTGACGGTCCCGCTGGATAGGTAGCGGATCGTCGAAGTCAATCGGACTGTATCCTATCATTTATATAGGTTTACAAATTAATTTCAACTTTCTTCTTACGACCCTTCCTACCCTTGGCCGCGGGCATCTTAACTTCCTTAACCTCATCATCGCCGTTATCGTCATCATCCTGTATGGAGACTATATCGGAAATGTCATCATCTTCGTCTATAGATGTCTGGGGCTGGAGAGATGTCGTACTCATGGGTGGTGCGGGAGGCATCATGATATTCCCCATGAGACTCGAGATATCGAGCCCGGGCCCCTGCATCTCACGGCGCTCCCCTGGAGCCGCGGCAGAGGAAGAGGCTGCGTCAGATTTAGACACGGTATTTTGAACCGCGCTCATCATATTTTGCATGAGACCTGGGTTCTGCTTCATGACATCGTTCATATTTGGCATCACCTGTTTGAACATAGAGTTGGTAAGATGGAACATCATAGCAGAGCCACCGAGCATCATTATGAGTTTAACCTCTGGCGCGACGTGCATCTTAGTTCGGTATTTTACGTATAACTCTTCGAACACCTCATCATAGTCATCGACATTCTCCATCACATTTTCAGACCAACCCTCGAGTTGAATTTCGAACGGATTATACCGCTTGTTCATAAACTCTAAACCAGTCACACATGCTATGAGCATTCTCCTAGAAAATTTAACAGACTTATCTACGTCTATACTGTAGGTTATCCGTTTCACCTCTGTACGTAACTCATCTACGGGGGAATACACATTCAGTCTCTTGTTCACTGCGAACCCCTTCTTTTCTAATCGCCCAAGCTTATTCACGAGATCCGCCTTCTCTTCGTCTACCGTTTTGTATCCAGGAGAAGGTTGTTCTTCCACTTCGCCAGGACCATAATCAAAACCACCACCCATCTGAGGCGCTTCATCCTCGTATTCGCCGTAATCTATGGGTGGCTCATTCTGAGGGGGTGGGGGTGCATTCGTCTTCGTGGGATTCGCGAACGAATCTATATCCTCTTGAAAGGCTACCCGTTTTGTGGGTTGTGGTTCAGGAGATAACCTGGAACGATTCATCATCTGAGGTCTCGGTGGTTTTGCGAAATCCAAACTGATCTCATCTAAGATGGCTTGCTCGTTATCGTCTAATTTCATGACGTTACCGTCATTACGCTCGATAACAATTTCACCGTCCATTAGTATCTATATTGAAACTAATCTTTTCTCTTTAACGCACTTTAATAAAAAATGTCAGTACATAGTAAATGAAACTCAACCTAGTTGACCGCCAAATTCTGAAGTACGTTCTCATCGTGATTGTCGTCGCCGCGGTCGTGATGCTTTTCGCCTCTCCTGCTAAGAGCATGTATCAGCCCAAATCTGTGAAGATCGAAACTGTGAGTCAAGGTTCCATGTTTGACTTACCCAAAACTACAGATTGTCTGAATACCAGTCCTTATTCTGGTAGCACCGGTGGTGTTTGTGACAGTCAGAAACTTGTCAAGGATCAGTCTAGCTACAAACTCGTAGAGTAAAAAAAATAATTTATCATTTATAATTTTTTAAAAAAATTTCTAGTTAAAAAATATTTTAAATTTTTAAGTAGAAAAAGTTCTACGTGTATATTAAATGGCTCTTATCACAGCGCCACAATTTGATATGCCTTCGAACGAATATGAGTTTCATACCGTGATTATCGATACTTTCGACTATACTCTTAGTAATAAAACCGATTTTACATCTTTTTTACCAACTCCTCTCGAAAATGTTGTTCAAGCTCAGTTAATGGCGGCTACCATAACTTCAACAGGTGGGACTACACAAACAGCTTTTCATATAGGTATCGAAGAACTTAGGAGTTATTTCTCTCAACGTGGCAAAGAAGATTTAGGGGATTCGACTGATAATCATTTAAACGGTGTGTTCGGTACGATTATCGGTCAACATACCGCTCTTACCGTCGGTGGGCCAACTCGGGTCGTATTGTTTAAAAACGATTATCCCATCATACAATCGTATCATAATCCCATCCGTAAACTTGACCGGTTAACGTTTAACATCGATAAACAAGATGGTACAGCGGCGACAATGGTCGACGGTATGTTCATATTTAGGTTTACGTGTAAGAAAAAAAACCTCGCATAAAATTCAGGGCGTTACATACTTGTAATTTAAAAATACTTTTATAATAGTAAGTATGTCTTCTGGAATAGTACAACTTATAGCTATTGGTGCGCAAGATGAGCACATAATAGGGGAGCCTGAGATCTCATTTTTCACTTCCACATTCAAAAGGCATTCTAACTTTTCACAGTCCGTCGAAAAGCAGACGATTCAAGGAGCTGTGAAAGGTAATTCCATGTCATCTATCAAATTCGAAAGAAACGGTGATCTTCTGGGATACACCTATTTCACTATAGATGATAACGCACAAGCTATCGATCTCCAAGATTGGGGAGATGTGATAGATAAGGTGGAACTTTTAGTGGCTGGACAGGTTATTGATGTTCAAGATTACGATTTTAGTGAGAATATAGCTGTGGATATGTATGCGCAAAATGTATCCAAAAGTTCTAACGGTGTGCACCCCGGTGCATCTGCGCGCTCATACTTTTACCCTCTCCGCTTTTTCTTTTGCGAGGGTCCTCAATCCGCCATTCCTCTCGTGGCGTTGCCCTACAGTACTGTAGAATTACGTATTTATTGGGGTCCACAAGCTGGAAATTATAACGTGGATGCGTACGCTAATTATTATTACTTGGACACGGAAGAGCGTGGTATTATGGCTTCTCGCGCTCACGATATTCTCATAACACAAGTGCAAAAGAGTGTTCCGTCCGGTGAACTGGTTCAAGAGTTGACCTTTAATCACCCGGTTAAATACATAGCGTGCGCCAATACTAATATGGAAAGTACACTAACGTCTGTAGATAACAAGCTAAAAATAAGTATTAACGGAACCGATTTAAGTTCGTTTAAATGGGCGAAACCGCATTTCGTGGATGTTCAGCATTATTACCACACAAACTTCGTCACATCTCCAGATTGTTTCTTACATTCGTTTTGCTTAAACACGAGTTCCTTACAGCCTTCTGGATCGCTTAATTTTTCGCGTGTCGAATCGGTAAAGATTCATAGCGAATC